GAAGGCCTGCGTGAGCAGGGCCAGGGCGTTGGCGCAATGCTTCGCCGAGATTGGGTTCTTTAACTGGGGAAGATTCCAGCCTGGGAACCCGCTCATGCTGCCACGTTCGTACTTGAAGTAACGGGCCCGAGCGGTTCTGTTCATGTTCCACTCGTACCGGTAGTTCCCTTGCGTATACTTCGCTGATCGGCTGTACACGAGATGCGTATACGTAGTTCCCGAATTCGCGCCATCAACAAAGGAGACCCCCAACGTAGCGTCCAGAGTATTAAGGAAATTGCCGACTGGCAAGAACCAGTCAACGACAAAGCTATACGGCAGAACCTCCCACGCAATACTAAGCGGGTTGGTCAAGCCGACACGGCCGAGCCATTGACTACTCTGGTAGTCCACAGTATAGTATAAAATCACGCGCGCGTCATACATGTACGCACGTTCAGCCCACGCACCTACGGAAGCCGGTGACACAGAGTAGTACTTATCTGCGTCCTGAAGGCGACCTTTGGCTACCACCTTCATCAAGGGTGGACGCTCCTTCGTCTGTCGTCCAAAGCTCCGCTCAAGTTCTTCAGCGGTGCCGTAAACGTCGTCGAGAAGCGGGAGCCAACCATACTGTAACTGAAGCCAGTTGTTCGCAGCACTCTGACGCCCGCTAAGGCGTTTGGAGGGCCTACAGCCAAGCTCTTCAAAAGCTTTCTTGAATTGCCTGCGTTTAACAGCGTTGAAGGCACGAGCTACCTTACCCGCAGTGTCCCCGAACATCTGAATGGCCTGGTTCCTCTCGGCGATGAAATTACCGAGGTTCACCTTCTGGTCCTTCAGCTTCTCGAGGCATCGCTGGGCGAGGCGGTCCGCGATCTTTTGGCGCTGTGCTACATCTGGCTCAAGGTATCTGATGTCGTCCCAAGCAATATTGGCCGGCCCAACGTACTCGCTATAATCACCAGTGGGTACCCACACGATTTTAAGGTGCGGGCTGCCTTGCGGCATTCCTGCAGTCTCACGACTGAGGAAGTATTGGTTCATTGGCAAGCGTTGTTTGGCTGCGATCTTAGCCCGGTAGTTTGGGGTGTCGACCGCATCTTTAACCCGAGTGACCGAATTCAAGACAAAGACGCCGTCAGCATAAGGACCCGTACGGGTCCCGTTGATGACGTCGTATCTCCATCTCTGGGCGGTTACTGGGCGATAGATTGTCACTTTGGACATACCTTGGTGCACCTCCTGTTAAGTAGATTTACA